TGAGTCGTCTTTTAAGCTTATTACCCTGCTCGCCGATAAACTTTTTTATTTCCTTCGGTGCAATTTCTTCTGCTATCTGTGTTATGGTCCTGTCCAGTTCTTCAAGGTCCCTTGCATCAAACCCGCCAAAACTCATATAACCACCTCGCAGAATACTTCAAGCCAATCATTTTTCAAGTATGGGTTAAGCACATACAAAATGTTGTATCTTACCCCGTCACACAAAAACCACTTTTCGGCTGTAACCTCTGCATCATACCTTATGATTATTTTATGGGTAGTTCTTGACAGTTCGCTTTCTGCCATTCTGCCTGTCAAAAGGCTGCCTGTCTGCGGTCTTACTTCTGCCCAAAGACTTTTTATCTTCTGTTCATGCCATATGTTCATGCCCAGGTTGTTTTTTTCGTCCGTGCGAACATTTTCCCACAATTCAATTTTCTTTGATAATCTTCCCGATAAATTACGCATTGTTATTCACCCCTAAAGGAAGTTTTTGTCATGTAAATTCAATATGGCTTCAACCGTCAAGTTCTTAGCCGTACTTTCTGCCGACATACTGCGGTTGTCATACATATCGGCCACCATTGCAAACACGGCAATGCTGAACTCTTCGTGTTGGTCAAGTTCTTCATTGGTGTTTCCGGTACGGCTTTTTATAATTCCTTTGGCGGCCACTAAAGCCGCCTCAAGGAATTTTTTGCTTTCTTCGCTATCATCTGCCCTTGTATAATTTACAAGGTCAATAACGGTAATGTCAGATACTTTCACATCTTACCACCACACTTATGCTCCCATTTTAAGCACTGCAATCTTGCTCTGTTCTGCAACTGCGCCGTCAAGTTCTGTGTAACCGATTACGCCAACAGCATATTTCTTTGCATAAACTTCTTTGAGAATTTCAATTTCAATGCCATTTGAAAGTTTGATTACATAGCCACTAATATCACCGTATGCAACAGCATTTGCTGATGCTGCGATTACAGGAGCGTTTTCTGATAAGTAAACGTGTTTGCCAAGAATTGTATAACCTTCACCTTTTGCCATATCCGGAATAAGAATTGGGTTCTTGTTTTCGTCCTTAAGCTTTCTTGCTGCAGCAAATGTTTTTGGGTTCATAAGCCATACCGCATTTGCCTGGTGCGCTGTCGGAACTGCAAGCTGAAGGTTAATTAAATCATCAACTGTAAGTGTAGCACCTGCAGCATCAACAACATTTGTTGCTGTTTCAAAAATACCTTCCATCTTGCCTGCGGCTTCTGTTCCCGCAAGTGCTTCTTTTTCAATAAATTCAGCAAATTTTTTCGCAACTTCTTCAATTACAAAACCAACAATGTCAAAGTCCATGTTGTTGATAAGTTTCTTTGAAATAGGTGTCACAACACCTGCAATAAAGCTGTTAAGCTGAATTGAAGTAAGTTTGCCGCCGCTTTCTGTGATTTCACCAAGTTCATCAACATAGTTAACTGTTAAAGAACCTTCTGTTTCGTCATAAACCGGAAGAACAAAATCACCCTTAATGTTGTAAACTGTTGCAAGCTGCATAATCGGGCAAAGTTCTTTTGTTCTTGTAATGATTTTCTGTGCAACTGTTTTTGGAAGAATGGCACCGTTTTCGCCTGCTGAAAATGCTCTTTCTTCAACTGAAGTTCCTCTTAAAAAACCTTCAAAGCTTCTGATTTCTTCTTCTTCAGTTTTCTTACTTCCGTCACCGTCAATTACTTCCTTGCTGCGTTTTTCTTCCATTTTCTTGATAGTTTCACCAAGAGCATCTGCTTCTTTGATGAAGTCATCATATTCTTTTGTTTCATCTTCTGTTAATGCCCTCACTTCTTCTGTCGCCTTATTAAGAATGGCTTCAGCTTTTTCAAGAGCACTGTTTCTTTTTTCTTTCATTTCTTTAAGTTTTGGCATAGTTTGTTACCCCTTTCTTTTCATAAGTTCTACTCTCATTTTTTTATTTTTGATGCCAAAATCATCTTTTGGCTTTTCAACACAGTTAATTACTTCAATGCCCTCTTCCATGCTGCGCATTTCAATGGCTTCAAGTTCGTTTTCACGAACTTCATAGCTTGTACCCGCATATGCAGGCGTTTTGCCAACAAGAATTGAAACTTCCGTCATAAAAATATCTTTTAACGAACGTCTTTTCATGCTGCCGCCTTCCAGGTCACGCCATTCGTCACCATTAGGTTTTTTGATAAAGCCGAAAGACCAACCCGTTATTTTGCCGTCCTTTGCAGCTTCAATAACTTCGCTGTCCCTCACTTCGGTTTCGGCATAAAGACCAATGTTGTCCTCTTTCAAAGTCAAATTGTCGTTTACGCCGCCAATTACGCGGTTGTGGTTAAGCTTAAGCTTAATATCACGGTTTTCTTCAATGGCTTTGGCAAAGGTGCCAACATTGACCTGTTCAACATACTTCGTGCCGTCTGGAAGTGTTAAAGGTCGGCTGTCCCTACAAATTGCATTTACATAGCCGCTTATTTTAACGCTGCAACTTCTTATTTCCACTTTCATTTATCCATTCACCCCCTATTTCAAGTTTTTTGCCCATGTTAAACACATAGAACTCGCGCTTTTCAGGGTCATATAAAACGTCCTGAAGACCAAGTTTAATGAAGTTAAGGCCTAAAGGTGCAATATTTTCCTTTTCCCTCACTTCGTCCGGCTGCAATATGCCGTTTTTAACCGCTTTTTCATATGCACTGTATCTTGTGTTTATATTTCCTTTAATTGCTTCGTCATAATCGAAAGCAAAATACATGGTATCTTTTTCACTTTCCAACAACAGGTAATTGTTGAAAGCTATTTCAAAGGCCTTTGCCACCGGCAAAACAGCCGTTTCAAATGTTGCCACTTCAACTTCTTCTTCAGCCGTACCGTCAAGAACGCTTGGTGCAACTCCAAATATGCTGCAAATGCTGTTGTAGTTGTGCAGTTCTGTTTCAAGTGTCTGCATTTCCGCTGCCGTTGATGAAAGCTCGTTGAACTTAACCCCGGCATTTAGTACCATTGTTGCATCACTTTCGCCGCTGTATACCTTCGGCCATTTGGTCTTAAGGTCTTCAAGTGCCTTTGGGTCAAGCTTGTTCTCCGCACTCAGGTAGCCTTTTTTCATGCCCTGCTTGGCAATTAAGTTCTGTGTAAAAAGCAAGCCTTTGTATGCAGTTTTAAGGGTTTCGGCATTTTTGGTCACAATGCCTTTGCCCCTCACACCGTCTGTGCTGTTGTAAAGCACTTTGAATATATCTTCTTCCGGTTTTTCCACACCCTGAATCCAGTATTTTGCAACCCTGTTCAATGGGTTTTCATTGCAATTTACCGTTATGTCTGACGGACTTAAATATATAAGTTCGTCAATGTGGTTGTATGTACGCTTTATGTAAGCGTGACATTCGCCGTGAAGCAGATAATCTTTCACAAGCATTTTCTTAAAAAGAACACCGTCAAAATACTGTGAAGCCTGCATATTAAGCACCTTTACACGATAGTCCTTTTCAACTTTTTCAAGCTTGCCGTTTTCTTTTTTGTAAAGATAAATCGGCAGCATAGCCACCTTTTTGCCTATGTATTCAACACACGCACTCACTGCGGGTATTTCTTCGGCCATTGAAGCAGAAACATAACCATTGCTGCTGCCGAATATTTCAAAGAACGCATCAGCATTTATGTCCCTTGTTTCTTCCTGTGTTTGCCTAACTTCTTCTTTTGGTTTAAAAAAATCAAATATTCCCATTTTTCAGCCACCTTTTTAAATTTCAATACCGCCCCATGTCTGAACCTCTTCAAGAATTTCTTTTTCTTGCACAAGATACAATGCATTTATAAGCGCAATTACCATGTCAACTTTGCCAATAGACCGCTTTTTGTTCACATATCGGTTCAGATTCGTATCATATGTGCAGCGTGCATTTTCAAAGTTTATTTCAAGAAGCTTGTTTTCTTCGTAAGCAAAGTGTTTGCTTAAAACAAGTTCTTCAAGCCACTTGGTCGGTCTGTGAAGAACAGAGGAATGCTGCTTGATAATAATTGTCGTATATCCCGCTTCTTCCAGTTTTTGTGCGGTTGAAAGTGCATTGAATCGGTCATATCCGATTCCAACAACTTCGCCGCCATATTCTTCTTCAATTCCAAGAATAAATTTTTCAATAACCGCATAATCAACAACACGGTCACCGCAGGCAACACACTTCATTGCCCTTATAAATTCGTGATAGTCAATGCGTTCAATTCTGCATTTTTCATCAACCTTGTCTTCAGGCACAAAGGCTTTGACATCTGCCAAAATCATATTGTTGTATTCGTCATATGCTGCAATGGCCACAGCGCAGTTGTCTGTTGTCATTGAAAGGTCAAGTCCGATATATAACCTTCTGCCTGTCCAGTTAATATCATTTGTACGGCACTGCTGCACGTCTTCAACAGCAATATATGTTTCCGTTCCAATGCCCTGGTATAAAATGTTCAGGTGCTTTGTCAAAAAGTTTTCGCGCCTTGACGGAATATTTATTGCCTTTTCCCTGTCCTCTTTCAGCTTTTCCAAAACTGATTTAATCTCAACTGCCAATGGGTTCGCATGAAAAATAACATTATCGTCATGGTCCCAGGCTGTCGGTTCGTCCGGCTCATAAAGCAGTGCAAACGTCTTTTCACCGTCTGAAAGACCGTCAAGCTTTTTCTTTGCATCTGCAATTTCTTCTTCAAAAGGATTGAATATTGACGGGTATTTGGTAGATACAACAAAGCCCAATCTGTTTTTTATGTGAAGCTGCCCCGACCTCATGGCTTCAATAGCGTAAGGACTCGGAAGGGCTCCCGTTTCATCAACAAGAAATGCTGAAGGCTCTCTTGCGTCCATTCTGTTTCTTGAATAGTTAAGCGGAATGTATGTATTCTTCGTTATGTTAAACTTCACATAATCACGAAGAATTTTAAATTTTAGCCTGCCTTTGTACGTTCCACATAACGCCGGACTGCTTTCAATAATTTCTTCAACCGCCTGCTTAAGTTCTCGGCTCAGTGCACCGTCCGGTGCAACCGAGTAAAACTTGGAAAGCGGCGGTTCTGTCAGCATAAGAACAATGAATATTACTGCAATAAGAAACGTCTTGCCGTTTTTTCTCGCAATTTCTAAAATTATGTTTTCATATCTTCGCTTTTCTTCATCATCACGGTGTACAATGCAAAGCGCAGCAATTATAAAAAGCCACTGAAAGCCAACCAGGCTGTCATATATACTTTTGCCAGCATTTGCACCTTTGGGCATATTCATAAGCTTTAAAATCTTATAAAGCTTTTTCAGCTTCTTTTCACTGACGATGTACTTTGTATCTTTTCCGCGAAATATCGGTTCAATGATTAAAAGCTGTTTTTTCACGTATAGCGGTGCAGGTATTTCCCCACTCAAAACACCCTCAACATAACGCGCCGCTTTGTTTTCAATCATTACTCTTCACCAAGCAAAGCATCTGCCAACGGGTCGTTGTCTTTTTCCGCTGATGCAATGGCCAGTTTTGCCCTTGCCTGTGGGGAAAGCCCTAACTCATTGCAGCCACGATAAAAGTCCTGTGTATATTTTGCTCTGCTGTTCATAACCTCGCGGTCATACTTCATGTCCGGTTCTGCTTCTATGTCTTTGTCTATCTCCGCAAGCTTATCAATGGCAATTGCCGTCTTGGCTAAAATCCATTCGTCCAGGCTGCACAGTATGTCTGCCTTTTCAAGCTTCTTGATAATAGACTTACATATCTTTTTTTGGTTTTTACTTAGGCTGCTTGGCACTCTTGGCGGTGAACCGCTCTTAAGCGCCTTTTCGGCAGCAGCACGACTTTCAATTTCATCATTCGTGCGTGCACCGACAGCCATATAAATAGGTTTTGCCGGTCTGCCACCCATATATATCCACTCCATTTCTAAAATTTTTTGTGCATATCAGTGCAGCGGTTACGTGTGAAGAAA